TTTGCGTTCATCCGAGAATGATCCCGCATCGCATCGTGGAAGAGTTCCGTGGAGCGTTTCAGCTCCGGCGAGATTTCCAGTTGCTCGTTCCATCCCCGGATATTGAGTTCCATGAGGTAGCTCATTCCGGGATTATCGAGCGTCATCCGCCGCAGCGATCCGCAGGCTTTGCGGTAAATCCACCAGTCCCACTTGCGCAGGATCTTCCCCCAAAAAGAGGCATAACAAGCGCGTGCTGGCAATCTGCCATCAGTCGCTTCGGCGGGCGGGGTAGGTGTATCTGTCATTTTTCGTGGTTGTTGAGATTCTCGTCGGCAGATGCCAGACGCTTATCGTTCGGCAGAGAATTCAGGACCAGCTTGCAGAGCTTGGCGACGCTCCACCTATCGTTAAGAGCCTCCCCACAGCGGAACGTCGCCCATGTGTGAATCGTTTTTAGCGTGGCCTCACAGTCAGCAAGGCAGACGCGGAGCCGCGCTATTTCAGCCGCTCCATTGTCTTCCATTGGCGTAAATCCTTGCCAAGCATTACATTCCTCCCCAAACGCTAGTGATCCACAAGCGACGGAGAGAATCGACATTTTGGATTCGTCGCGTTTTTTGTAGTGGTCTGGCACGGGCGAATCCCATGTACAGACGCCCCATTTATGCCCGTTCTTTTCCGCGTCTAGCCTGAAGTGATGGCACGTATCGCAACGCCGAACAAGACGCTCCTGAGCAACCGCGCCCGCTGTGTTATCTGTATTTGTATTTTGCTTCATAGATTTGTGAGTTGCGGCACGCGCTCTCGGCGCGGTGCCAGAGCTAGGCGTTAGCCTTATCAGGATAGCGTTCGTGCCTATCGCTTGGTTTGATTGTTTGCTGGTGTGACCATCGCGTGAACTCCATGAGGGTGCATTTCGATGGCAAGCCTTCCGTCTCTCCGATCCAATCGGCCAGAAGTTCGTCAAGATATGCGTGCAGTAGTTTGTGGCGTTTAATGTGTTCTTTTTTATTCATGTTTTCGGTGCCTAGGAGTTAAAATTAAGAATGGCTAACAAGCAGCGCCATCCAACGGCGTCCCGTTTGTTGTTAAGTTTAGTTTATTGGTCGCCGTGGATGCGCTCTGCGTTCTGCCGAGAAATCAGAGGCGTGACTTGCGGATCTTTTCCGTGATCCAATCCGCTTGAGATAGTTTCCGAGCCGCACACAGATCCCGCAGCTTGGACGAGTCCTGCGGTTCCAACCGCACAGTGATTGCTTCGCGGGGAGTATCCCTTGGCTTGCGGCCCGCGCCTTCCCTAGCGCCTCCCCTGGTTGGTTTCTCTTTCATGCTTGGCGGCGGCGAGTTGCTTCGGCTTTTTCTTCGGCCATGAATAGATCCTCGTAGCGTTCTTTGGCCGCTTTTAGGGATTCGGTAGCGTCCGCAAAGGCACGGCGGGCGATAGATTCTCTTTCGCGTGCTGTCGCCAGCGACTCTTTCGCCCTGCGGAGCCTCATTTGATTTTCGGTTTCATTCATTGGCTCGGTGGGTAGGCGGGGGCTTTCACCCCCGCTGGATTCCTTAGATGCTGTCGATGATTGATTGGCAGATCCGGCAGTTTTGCCCTTTCAGGCTTTCTTGCCACTTGGCGACTTTCTCGCGGACTTCGATCTTGGCTGATTCCTTGTCGTCGGCGGCGACCTTGAAGGACTTGACGCGAGGCATTGAGCATCCGCAGCAGTCGCATTGGATGGTGGTTTTTGCTTTCAGGAGGCGGAGTGTGGTAGTTGTCATTTTGTTTGTGGGGTTCGCTTTCGCTTACGTGAATAGAGATACTCCCCCGTTTGATTTCCTGCAAGCACTATTTCAATTTATTTTCACTTTCTTTTCAGTCGCAAAATTAAGAGGCAGAACAATGGCATGCTGGCAACCGCCGGGAGCGTCATTCGTGGTTTTCGGGCGTTCCCGGCGGCGGTGCCAGATCCCCAGCGTTAGCCCTCAAAAATGAACTCCTCTCCTGTCAGCGAGTCTCTTCGGTATCCGTTGGAAAGCAGTATTGATTCGGCGCGTTCGATCACCATGGCGGGATCGCATCGACCATCAACATTCCAATCTCCAATGCGGATTGCGTGTTCTACCCCTTCAAGTAGGTTTTTCAGTGTTTCTAGTGTGTCGTTCATAATAAGAAAGGCTAACAAGACGCGCCATCCAACGGCGTGGGCGTCTCTGGTTGATTTGTAAGTCCATCGCCGCCGTGGATGCGCTCTGCGTTCGCATCACAAAGCACGCGGACCATCCATCGTGCCTCTTCAAGCCCTCGCTGGCGGTCGGCCTCCGTTCCGCGCCCGTAGCCCCATTTTATCCACATCGACAGAACTGATTCGTAGTAAGCGGTCATTTCCCCGCTTGTGTCCACATCGACAGCGGTTGCACACCCACAGAACGGGTGGTGCGTATCCTTCCCGCTCGTCCACATCACGGACGTTTTCCCTCCCTTTCTTTCGACTGTCAGCCATCCGCCGCGCTTCCAAAATTGGTACCATTTCGAGCACCTATATTGACCGACAGGAATGCGAACAAGTCGGTCGAGGTCAACGGGCGGGGCGGTGTGTGTCGGAGTTTCCATGTGGTTAGATAGTTTGATCTTGCGGCGAGGTGGCGTTGTCCGCCCGTGCCTCACCTATTGCGTTCGGCAAATACGGAAGAGGCATCCACGATTTCAGCGCGCCTCGTTTTTCGGTGTCCGTCTCGATCCATGTGTTCATCTGGCGATCAATGATCGGGCATGCTTGGATCGTTGCGATACACCACTCCTCATCGCATTCATCCCATACCGCGAAGTTTGCCCACGGCCAACCGAAATCGCCAATTATGGGCGTTCCATCATGCGGGGCGGTTTCTGGGGGCAGCCAACCCTCACCAGCCTCCTGTCGGGGTGAGGGTTCGGGCTTCGATGTATCGTTTTCGGTTTGCATAGTGTTTTAGTGGTTAGTGGTGAGGGTGCCAGAGCTAGGCATTCGGTGGAGAATCGCGCAGGTCGTCGTCATCCCCTTCATACGGCCATCCGCAGCCGTTCATGGTCGAGATGAAGCCGCAGTCTGAGCACCAACTTTCAAGCATCGTGTGTGTCATCCTCCCTTTACAGTGGTGACATGTCGGATAACCATCGTGCGGTATATCATGTTTAGTGTTCATGTTGTTGTTTTGTAATTTTAAGATTTCTTCATAACGACTCAGGTGACTCCACGTTTACAACTACCGCAAACCAGTCATCTTTGCTGCTCATTCCATCCCTGATTGATAGGTGGATTTTCCGCAGGTTCAAGAGCTGTGCGGGCGCGATTGCATCCATTTTCCTCTGAATGCGTGCTTCAATTTGAGATTTTGTCACGCCCATCTTTTCAAATGCTGCAAGCATTTTTAAAATAGACTCAGGAGAAACATCTGCTTTTGCGTGCAGTGTGGCCCGGCATTGTTCTGCCGCCGTTTCGATCACATCACTCGGAATCACCGACAGGATGCATGCGCGTTTTCTACGACTCCCCATATTGGCGATCATTTCGTAAACCTCCCGCTCATCTCTGAGCGCATAGCTTCCTTTTATAGTTTCTCGAATATGCCTAACAGTGAAAATCTTCTCTTCATAATAATTCGTTTCGACATCCCACGCGAATGCTTTGCACTCGGAGTGTTTAACGCCATCTGAGATTCCACGGCTAATCTCAACAATGCCGGATCTAATGTTGCCCCAATACTGCGCCACGGCCTCGACGAGTCTGATGGATGCACCCTCAACGGATGCCCCCCCTTTTCCGTATGCGTAAAATGCCTGCTCTGCCAATCCTAGCCTGGAACAAGCATTTTTTATTTTCTCTACCGCCGCCACCTCATCCCTCGGGAATCTTTTTGCGATGATGAGCGCCGACTGTATTTCTCCTGTGTTTTTTGCGCTCTCAATCTCGTTTTTATCTGTCGTTGTTATTGTTGGTATGTTCATTAGCTTAATAGAATTACGATTATCACACTGGCTGCCGTTGCAGTTACTAGACAGAAGAGGGACATGAAAAACAATCGTCTCTTCCTCTGCGCCCTATTTCTGCAACTTTCCATATACGCTCCATAGGATCCGACGTGGTTTCTGTGATATTTCATTGTTGTTGTGTTGCGACGATGACCAACATCCAAAGCATAAAGTTTACGCCTAGTAATACGGCAAACGTAATTTTCATTTGCGGCCCCCTCGTTTTGCCCTGCGGGAATCGAATGCAATGATCCGTGCATTCCGAATCATCTGGATCGCATCTTGGAACGCAATCGCCCGTTCCGATTTTCCATTTGCTGCCGCATCAATTGCGGCGTCATGCATGCGTTCTATCATGCAGTCAATGTCCCCCTGGGACAGGTGGAATGATGTGTTGTATGTCATTTGTTTGTTGTTGTGCGTTGAAGGCCCCGCGACGGGAGTTTTAAAATTCCTATGAAACAGGCATTAGAGGTCGCCACCCATCCGTCGCAGCACCTACGAACCGAATAAAACCCTAGAAAACGGGATTGGCAACAAAAAACAGGGAAACAAAAAGAATATTTTAAAAGAATCTCCTTGACACTACAAGATTTCCATTCCTGCGGTTTACCTCCTCAATGAGGATATAGGGGAAAACAGGAACGTTTTCGAGTTGGTCCGTTTTCGATTTTACGTTTCCAAACTCATACAACAAACCATAGAGCAACGGTTGCAGCTCTCGGAAAACCGAGAATTTGTTTGTCTGGCAACCTAGAGAGCTCGTAGATGTTTCGCCGCCATCATGCCAATTGATAGCATGCCAGCCTAAATCTCTATATGGTGGGTTGCCATCCCGTAGCACGGTGAACGGCTCGGCCTGCCTAAACCCAGCCCGCCCTTTATGTAATCCAGTACCGTAGAAATGAATCCCGCAGCAGAGGCTCGCCATTCCTCTTCCTGATCCCATCCCTTGTCCTTTTCTATATCCATTAGGATCTGTGTTGCCGTAAAATCTAGCTACACCTTTAGGCCAAACTATAAAATGAGCGTCATCATAAATCCTCCGATCATTGATGCCCTTATTCCCATCGTCTAACCGATAACCTCTAATCGCCACCACAACGACAGGATATTTATCCCTTGGCACCTTGTTTGCATCGATGATTTCAAGAATTTTTGACAGTGCCAAATCAGGTTTTAAATTAGTCATTTTTTGCGATGTTAATAATTCCGACGATACCCATTCCAACAGCAATGATCTCATTGGCTAGTTCTGGCGCAATCTCTACGCCCGCAATTCCAATAAGCACGATGATCCCGCGCCAAGTGCTTTCCTGTTTTAATTTTTCAAGGATCGGTTTCATTTTTTAACGAGTCTGTATAGGATGATGATCGCCGTGATTAAACCAACAAATGAAGCAGACGTTCTAATGAAGTAGTCTAACTGTTCTTGGAATGTTGAAATCACGCACAAATAAGATCCCATTATTCCAACAATCCCCTCGGTGGTTGCTCTGATTGGTGACATGCGCTGGATATTCATAATAATTTAAACAATTCTCAATAATTTTCGTCCCTTTTTACCACCGCTAATGCTCCGCAGATAAAGCCTAACAAACCAGAAATAATCCCCTCAATTCTAGCTCCTGATTCTGGAGAGAGAAGCGGTTTCCCATAATAGAGCGTGCCGAAAACCGCACCAAAGACCGTCGCTGAGACACATATTGAAATGGTGATAGCGAAGATCAAAAGGATGCGGTTCCTTGTGCTCATTAAATGGTGGTTATCGTCCTGTTCCAGTATAGTTCAGACGCATGAGCCACCACATCATTCAAGGCTGTCGCCTGCGCTGTTAGTCTCACCAGAATCGCAGCAGAGTTTGATGGTGAAACCTGCGCGGTGAGAATACGATTTCCGATCGTTGTCCCGCCTGTCAGGTTTGCAACCACCTTCTGCTGACCTGTTCCACTGAATCCCTTCATGGTTCTAATATCGATCCGCCAGTGTTCATTGTTCGCCTGTATTGCTCCAAAGTCGATAGCCAGAGTGCCGAGGTAAAAGCGGAAAGTTTTATCATTAGCATTCGCCCCAGTCTTACCCCAGGCTGTAAGGTGCAACCCTTCGCCATCATTAACGATTGCGTTGGCGTGTAGAGAGAATGACAATAAATCCTTCTCAGTTGCATCAGCCGTCGCTTGTTCGACAGTAAAAGTGAGAGTCTTGCGCAGCATGTCATTAACCAGCGAACTCCATTTACCAGTCCCATCGCGGTTATCTTTACTCCGAATGCAAAGGTTTTCTCTACTGTCATCTGGGCCGTTTCCTGAGCTAATACTTTTAATAACCAATTGCCCGAACTGTGACGAGCTCGCTGGCAAGGTCGTTTGATAGTTTCGAGCAGTTCCAAGCAACCTCGTAGAGGAAACAGTGCCGCCTTGCGTGGTTGTGTAGTGGATCACGATGCTGCCCTCGATAATAATCGGCCCGACGTTAGCAGTCCCCCAAGATTCAAATATGCGGCCAGGCCCAGAATAATTATTATTGAAATATGTTAGCCGTGGATTCCCATCTGCACCTGATACCTGACAAGAAATTACAGCACTCGTAGCCGAATGCGTCACTGCGATTCGTGAATTAGTAAGAGAAAAATCCTTGTTATTGGATAACCCTGGCATATCAATCGTTTGCGCGCTTGAGAACGCTTCCATGTTGGCGGCATTTACATGCAATCGGCCTTGCGTGATTTTTGCAAACCTCGCAAAACCTGATCCACCAAACTCGCCGACGTTGACATGCCCTGCAAAGTAGTTTGTCCCATCAAGGACAAAACATGTCGCATCAGCATTGCTATCCCCTGCTACAATTCTGATATTCTCCAATAGATAGGTTTGTAGGGAATACCAGTCATGACCATAACGGCATCCAATGATGGAGACCCCGCTCATATATAATTTGGCGATTTCGGCAAATGAGCAGCCAGTTCTAAAATCCTGAACAATTACATCGATGAAATTCAAATCACTCGTCAAATAAGTGAGACCTGCACGTCGCCCGTAAATACCAGCCATCGCGTGCGTCGCTGACCCCTGACCCTTAATGGTAATGTTTTGCATCCACAACCCATAAGGCGGCGTTACTTCCGACATCGTAATCCCGTTTTTGGTGATGTCAGTTTGAACGATCTCCGCGTTAGCCTCACCTAAAATAGTGAGAAATATTCCAGTGACAGCAATCTCGCCAGAACAATAAACTCTCCCACTAATCACTGCAATATTACCAGACGAGACAGCGGCAGCAAACAGGTTGTGTAATGCAGAGACGTTAGCAGTCATTACCGCTGGAGTTTGGTCGTTATAGATAACCCCATAATCCGCAGCGTGCAGACGATTAATCCGCAAACCAGTCCGAGATTCCTTCGCTTGACTCAATGACATGCCACCGATATTGAACTTTGTTTGCTCTACTGGGTCCGCAGCGTATGCCGTTAAATCAGAGTCAAGCGGTTGGTAATCGGCCCCCGTTCCTCCTAATCTAATTTCCCATCCTGCTAGCGTTCCGCTTCCCTCGAATGACTTAACCTCTACGCCTAAAACGCCACTGTTAGGGACGTAAGACAAAACAACGCCTTCCATCCAGATCGGAATCGGCGAAGCTTGGTAAGTAATCCTCACAGCATCGCCAACTTTAAAATCAGCATTTAGAGGGAGCGTGTTGAATGATTTATTTCCTAGGCCAACAACAGCGGATGAAGGTGATGTTAGTCTGATTTTTGGAGTTTCCCCCGCTAGCCCCTGCTCGCCCTTTGGACCTGTTTGGCCTGTTTTATTTACAGTGATATTGATCGTTTCAGCCATGTTTTTTAAGGAATTGAAGGTTTGACGCAGAAGATACCAGACACGACGGATGTCTTACTCCCGCTCCCGTAGGTCGCTTGGATTTGATAAAAATAATCTGCGTAACTAAGTAGGCATTCGAATTCGTAAATCCAAAATTCCCAGTTATCAGCACCCGTGGATACTAGCTCGATTTGCGCTAAGTCTGAATCTAACACAAGATCGATGGTTGTGGATGATGGGTTTTTTTGAAATGTTACTTTGATTCTTGTTAGTTCTTGATCCATCCCGTCGATACGGATCTTCACCCCTTCACGGTATGTCTCACCGGAAACAGTAGGAACAAAAACGTCTAGATTGACAGGGAGAAAGGTGGATTCGCAGGATGACATTTTAGTTAGATGTTTTGATCGTATCCATGAAAATCAATAATTACTTCCGTATCAGCAATTGCTTCGAATGTTAATACTAACGCCCAAAAGTCTGTATAAGGAGCAGTTACTAAATCAACTTTCCCAGCTTCTAACTCACTTTGGAAAACACCGCTAGACCGATAATAAGACCCAGCACCTTTGATTGTTTTTACTAGCCTAGATAAATGGTTCGTTGTAGATGGCAATGGCGAGCCTTGGAAATCGGTTGCATCCCAAGGTGCGCCGTCTAATCGATAAGCTTCATTTGGATAAACCCCAGCAGTGACTTGAGTGTTTGAAGCTGAACCAATAAAACCAACTGCTGTCGCTGTTGAAGTTTCAAAAGAAAAAGAAGTGTCGTTAGTTAGTTTTTCTTTATATGTGAATTTAATATCACCAAGAGTGGTATTGTCTGCTTCAATTATAAATGTGTCTGCTAAATCTGGGATTGTTAGAAGCTGAATGATAATTTTATCTCTGCAATCATTTACAGTATCACCAATTGCAATATCAACAGGGATCGTGGAGCTGTAATTTATACCAGATAATGTGTATTCTATGTCGCAATTGATCTGGCCAGCAGTGGTAATGCTTGTAGTATTGGCGCCATTATGACGCATTACTTGGTTTACTCCTGCATCCTGACCTGTGATGCTTCCATCAGAACAACTCCAGACTAAAGATCCCCCGTTCCTGATTTTAAGTCGCATTGAATATGCGACGTTTGGAAGGTATGCCGCATCATATGTGATATTTGTTGATGGGGTCCCGATAGCCGCGACGCCAAGAGTGTTTACGCTAGAAAGTGGAGCGGTAGCTGTTAATTCGTATCTAACTGAAGTAGCCGATATATTCATGTGGTTTATTTACGTATGGTTAGTGTCTAAAGTCAAGGTTCGCGTTTTAGGTAATTCAGTATCTTTTCGTGCGCATCGTTGAGTTTATCTCTCCTTGATGCGCATGATGAACAACCTGCAAGCTTTGTACCAATAAGCCTGTCAGCAAGCCTAGCGATCGGGTCGGCTCCTGCATGGACTGCATCGCCTAACAAAACCCTCCTGCGTGGCCGCTTCCATCTCATCACCCGATTTCCTTCCATTTGATAGAACAAGCTACGTCTGCTGTCGCTGCAATTGAAGTTACAACTACGCAAACAACATCAGCAGCGTTTAATAGCTGGGAATAAGTCATAAAAGCTCTGCCAAACTCATCGAACAAATTAGATGATGCTGTCTTATTCCCAGCTGAAACATAAAACGAACTAATTACTCGTCCACCAGTTAGAGCAGTAATCCCAGTGTTAGATTCAACTGATGACTGCGGATCAAAGTTCGTCCAAGTCCCACCTGTCGTGGTTGTTGGATTGCCTACAATCTCAACAAACGCGCTATTCCCTTCGGCAAAAAAATCAATTGTTTCTAAACCAACAATTATATTGTTCTGAATCCCGTTTAGTAAAACTTTCGATCTGATCGCAAGAATTGGTCTGCGGGTTGTCACCGGGATTGTAACGGCTCCCGTCGATGCTGCAAATGTACGGCCAGGCATATCTTTGTAATTTTGGCCACCTTCTGATGCGACTGAAGTCCAGATTGCGTTGATCTTTGTTTGAGTTGTTGTCGCCGCTGTGCTGCCAACTTCAAATCTAACTGGTAAAGAAGCATTGCCCCAAAACGGAAATGATGAGACATTCTCATTTGCGAATCTAACAACTCCGACAATCTCACCTTCAATCCAGAATCCTACGCCAACACTTCCGCAATAAGGTTGAATCTGAATTGCCATGGTTTGAGTCTTTGACAAGTCCAAGGTTTTCCCGCTTGGCCCAGTTCCATCCAAAGGATCAACCCAGTTTTCTTGTTCTCTTATCATTGGCGGATTTCCTGTCGTGCTAATTAGTTTCAGCCTAACACCATTAGAATCTTGCTCTAGGTATATTCCATTTTGCCCGTCGAAATATCCCACACGCTGAAACCCGCCAGTCGTAGGAACGGTAGAGAATGAGAATGCCACGAAAATAACACCAGAACGCCCCACTGTGTAAGGAATGTAAGCGTGCGACTGCATGATTGCACTGCCGCTCAACGTCGCGCTTACCGTGGTTGCTAGCTCCATTTGCTTGGCTGTTGTGTTGTGCGTGATGGTTGCATTTAGCGAGTATTGATCCCACAAGCTAGAATCTGGATCATATACAAAATCTGAGTCAAATCGATGTGCTGGCATTGACACCCGGAGCCGAGAAAATCCGTCAAGGCTGTAAGAAGGGAAACTATCGATTGCATGATGAGGGACATGCACCCCCGCTGAAATCTCGGTAGTTTTGACTTTTTGTAGAACGTCTAGCCCGTCTATTATGTTCAGATTATTGCTCATATAAATAAAGTGGTTTGCGATCTTGTTTTGTTGTTCATTTTCAATTCCATACCTTCAGGTGGATAAACCTCTCCGCTAGACGAAGGAACACTACCAATGCGAGAAGATGTCCAACATAATGTGAGGACGTTGACAGGCCTAACTTGACCGGGAGCTTCTTGGATTTCAAGATTATACCATGGCGAGAATTGGTTATCTTCTGGCTCCATCGAACCACCCCACGTCCACTCTCGTTCTGCGATGATAGAAGGCTGGACTGATGGTGATTCACCTTCCATTCCTCCAGCAGCCCAGTCATCCCACTCTTTAGGGAAGAAAACTTCATCCCATTGAATTTGGAAAAATGATCTTGGATTTTCTTCTGTTGAATAATTCTCAGGCACTCCTAGTCTATATCTTGCGAGTTGCCTAGTTATATTTATATCCCCCCATGGTGGCAATGTTGGCTTTGGATCACGTTCTTCGTATGAGAAGCAAGAATCTCCCATGCACTCAACAGGAACAGCATCGAAATCCATTTCTTCATCTAACTTTGCAACAGTTGCTTCCATCCATTCTTCATAGCTTGATGGCTCAAAGAAATCAGTGACAACGGGCAGAATTGGTTGCTCTGGATCATTGACAATCTGAATCCAATTGGCAGCTTGGATAAAATCACCTCTGTCCCCTGTGAATCTAACACCATCGCCGGGACATGGTGGATCTCCAGATCTATTGTCTAACCAGTATTGATATGCTACCGGATCTGCATCAGGTGCTGCTGATGTCCCGTCAGAATTATAACCCCACTTATGAGCATAAGTGGTGATCCTAGCTTTCAACCTAAACGTGCAAGGCACATAACCGGGGTCAGTTTCTGGCTCTACGAAATTTATAGTTCTAGTAGCTATCGCGTTAGGGTAACGAACTAGATATTGATTAGGTGGCTCGCCCCTTTGGTAAATATATCTATTATATGTACTTTCAATACCTAAACCATTTACCTTGCAAACGTCTTCCTCTGTTGTCGGGACTTCATCGGGACAATCAAGAGCTGTTCCGATTTCCCAAGAAATGTTAGATGAAAATTTATCACCGTAGAACGTATCACCAAAATCTTCCCTTGCTAAACTAACTTGTCCATCAGGCCAGTTTGGGTCTTCTGGATAAAATACTTGTTCGAATCTATTCCACTCGTTTCCTTCTCCATATTCGAGATAGACCGTCCATTCTGTGTCTGCCGTTTCCTCTGGCTCGATTGGCGTTGTGTTATAGAACCCAACAGATTTCGCACCACCAAGCATGCTCTGACATTCTCGGCGTGGTGCATCACAAGCTGGCAATGCACAACAACATGCCGATACCGCCGCCCGTTCTTCTGCTGTTGTGATTATCATCTGCTAAAACTTAGGGTTCCGCTGCAATGGTTAATCATAAAACCACCGCATCCTGTGTTGTTAAATGTCGGAATTCCGTCAGTTATCGTTAGAACTCCGATGGGCAGCGTGATTGTTCCGGTCCCTGCTCCTGCTTCCGGGTTGTTGTTTGGCGGATAGTTTTCTGATCCTGTGTAGGGAGTTTGGTCCCAGTCTCCAGTTGGTTTGGTCCCAGTCTTAACACCCGGTAGTAATAACTCATTGTTATCATCTTGATTCACCTCACAATCAACAACGAGATAAACAAGCCAACGACCATTTGCGCTAGTATTTATATCTTGATTATCAAAGTTCCAGTTCTGATCTCCACAATTAACATAACCGCCCCTGATGGCATACGTTGGTTGGTCTTCTGGGTCTAGTGCTGGAGTTTCTATAATTATTCCAAAATCGCATTCACTAACAGTGTCACTAGTTTCTGTCTTGGTAGTTGTCGGTGTTGTCGGTATAATAACAACTCTATCCCTTAGCTGTTGCAAAGCAGTATTCACTTCTTTTGCCCATTTATAAATGCCTCCAAAACTTTTCGGAAGCCGTGGCGTGATAACTAATCCTGTTAGCTTTATTAACATGTTTTTTAAGTGTAAAGGAAATCAGTCTTTTCGTCTTTTCTAACGAGTTGAAAAGTTAAGTCTTTTATGTATCGACCAACGCCAACCTGTTCTTGATCTGGCGAGATCAGCATCCAATCCCAACCATTATTAGGTTTTGGTGCTGGTCCCGGAGGATTCGTGAATTTACCTATTGAATTGAGTTGAGCTGAAGTGAACCCAAGCTCACCTTCAGTTCTAACTATCCAAGTGTATGACGGTGATTTAAAGCTTAGATTCCCTTCGTCAATCATAGTTGCAAATTTCAATGCATCACCAGTCAATGACCATTTATTATTTTCTTTGTCTCTAAATGGCTTAAAAACCAAAACGTCAGGCACTTCTTCCGTGTCAATTGGTGGAATTTTTGATGGTAGTTTTAATGGAACCCATTCACCTAAATCTCCAGAATATAAAGATGCTTTGCCAGCTAATTGGTATCCTATCCTTGTTTTATCAGTATCTGATAGCTCTTGGAATTTCTTGTGGTATGTTATATGAGCCTCCTCTAATGATCCTCGCAAAGAATACGTTTCAATTACTGGAGTGCTCCCGCTGCTAGTTCCTCCGCTGTTTCCGAATTCATAGCCTGAGAACTCACAAGGAATTGAGATCACACCTGGCGCGAAATCTTGAGGAACAAAAGAAACAAGCTTCAAATTCCGATATGGTGCAGGGCAATTAGGATCTATGTTGCCTAGGAGATTACCTTGCGTAAATAATCTAGAAAGCGTTGAGTTGACAACCAGATCAGACTTCTTTGCAAGGAATGACTGACTAGCCATGACCCCACCGTTCTGGTTGAAATTAACATTGAGATCATGCTGTGGAATATGTGTGACCCCTTGCGGGAATATCATTTTGCTCATTGTTAGTAATTGTAATTAAGTTTTGGAACAATTGACTCAACTGCTTTCTTTGTGCCTAGCAAAGCTTCTTTTGCCGCTCTCATTTCTTGCAACATCAATTGATAATCTGCCGCAGAGGCCATTGGTAATGGACCTTTGGCATGCACTGATTGGTTGCTTTCGAGCCGATCCATGAGTGCTTTTTTGGATTCTTTCGTCCCCATCCCTGCCTGCGCTATCTCTAGGTTTTCCGCGTAAGAGCTCGGCTTCTTATCCCTATATGTCGCAGGGATTAGAAATGGTCCGAATGTTTTAAAGTCAGGTCTGAATCCTTTTTGAAAACCCTCCTCTGCTGGATCATCCCCTCTTATCGCATTCTTTATTACTGTTCCCATATAGTCCGCTCCCGTAACAAAGGCGGCAACAAGTCTTGCTATTGCTTGGTCCCACACAACCTCAATTCCTTCTTTTAGTAGTGCTCCTAACTCGCCATTTTGATAAGCATTCGTGATGGCTGTTATTATTCGTCCAATTTGTTCACCAATTTCTTTAAATTTTTCACCCATCGTTCCAAGCTTCGCTGTCGCTTGATCTAGCAACGGGCGCAAATGATCGTTGATAGGTGTTCCCATCGCGATCTTTAGCCGCTCCCAAGTATCTAACATAATCATCCATTTTCCCGTGGTGGTCTTCGACATGTCTTCGTTAACCTTTGTAAACCGCCCCGCTCCAGTGGTTGCATTTACCATGGCTTCTTGGATCATTTCGAAAGTAATTTGACCAGCCTCCATCATTTTAAAAAAAGCAGCTTTTGATTTGCCTGTCATCTTCTCTAGCTCTGCAATTGGGTCCCAACCAGCCTCAGTAAAGGCCATTCTCTCCTCTGCCTGGAATTTACCTTTACCCATAACTTGGCTGTATTGCTCACTAAGCCGTTTAAACTTATCAGCATCTCCCATGGTAACTTTGCCAAGCATATCCAGTGTCTTAATTACGTCCTCGATCTTCATCCCTTGTGCCAAAAATTTAGATGCACCAGAAGCCATGTCATCGAGACCTAACCGGGATTGTTCGTTGAGCTTGATGATTCCCTCCATTAACCTCTTCCCTTCTGCTTGAGAACCTAAAAGGGTGGAATACATAGCAGTTAAATCTTCGATGCTTGCCGCCGCGTTCACAGATCCCGTAACCATTTTACCGAACCCAGCAAATGCCGCAATAGGACCAAGCACAGCGGCAAGGCGGGTTGCGCTTGATATTAGCGAAGAGAACGCACTGATCCCTGCCCTCGCAACGTTAGCGAAACCACGCTGAACAGCAGCCAAACCACGCGCAACTTGTGCGCCTGAAAATCTCAAAACAACTTGTGCTGTGATTGCCATATATTAAAAATTGAATTTTGGGAGTCTTCTCGTTTCCATCTGGAAAATCAAATCTTCTATCTCTTGCTCTTTCTTAGATTTTGAAGATGCCATTACCACATCTAAATCTTCACTTAACCATAAGCATGATAGAAGTTGATGCACAAGCGGTGTTGACATATTATATATGACATCTTCAAATTTAAACCCGCTTTTCACAAGCGCAAAAGCAACGGAAGCCTCTACGCATGGGTCAACTTCGTTTTCCTTGGTTGCTTTTGAGTTTTCGTTTTGTTCAAAGGCTGGCCCTTTTGGACCTTTTTTTTTGGAACAACAATCGAATTGATATGATCTAACAGTTGATTGTTGCAATACGTCATCAAAGCCGAAAGGGTCTTCACTGAATTTCCATAAAGCAAATCATTCACACCTTTGTCGATCGTCGCTTTTGTCATTGAGCTGAGTTCTAGCGGGTTGTTAGCAAACGCAAAACAAACCTCGGCCAAATCGATTTCTGTCGGTGATTCGCCGTGCAATAATTTATTTTTCCTAACATCACGAAGCCAGATGATGGCACCGAATGACACAGGCCAAACTTTGATTCCTTCGATTTCTTTCGTTGATGCAATGACGGAAAGACTCTTTGAATTTTGTTTTTCTTCTTTCATAAGTGTGAGATGATGAATTTTCTTTTTTCGCTGGAAAGCTTCCCGTCTAACATAACAACGGAAGAACCACGCATGATGCAGTCTTTAGGTATAGCAGATTTCGCCCATGAAATCGCTGCGAAACGGTTAAGGATAAAACAGCAAACGTAAGTGACTGGAGATTCCGGGCTGTTTGTTTCAAGGTCTGAAATCGCCTTTAAGCTATTTCTAACAGCATCTTTTGAAATCATTAAATAGCTAGCGGCAGCCTCAATGAAATCATTCTTAGTCCTGCACCCTTTGGCACTCCTAGAGAAGCCAGAGACGATCATGAAAGGGTGGGTTTCTGGTAGCAGCTTTGGATCCGTCCAAGCGCAATTCATCACTTCCGTTTCATATTTTCCGCACATAGAATGCGGCTCAATCCGAAAAGAATGATAATCTTTACCATCAGAGTTTTGAATGATCTCAACGGGCTCAGGAAAGCTTGGAGAGATACCAATGGACATACAGCAAGACAAGAAGTTCAAATCCCCTGTGCGGTGGCCTGTGTATCCATTCATTTGGATGCCTCCTCTTCTTCTAGTGCTAACAATAGCTGCCGAGTAAGAAGCAGATACATTTTCTCAACATCCTCTTCGATAGTATCAAACGGACCGTTTAGCGTCTTCTTTTGTTTGTATATCTCTATCCACAACGCGGTTGCAGATTCGTTAGATAGTTTTTCCTTTTTGCTCATTTCTTTTTTTTCTTTTTGGTTTGTTTTTAGTCGATAGTTACAACCGCATTCGTCGCAGTGAGTGGGTGGAATATAGCTGTTAGGTCTCCAGTCTCAAAATTATCATTCACACGCTTCAACTCTGAGCCAATCACGACGACGCCCGCATTTGCAATTGGCGTTGTAAAGATTCCATCAGAGTTCAAAGTCAAAGAGTTTCCTGTTGAGTTAGCTAACACAATAACCGATGCGATAGATGGGATAATCCCCGTTCCTTTAGTGATGACTGCACCTGAAAGCTTGATGTTGGTTTTGTCATCGGTTAGAGTAAATCCAACCGTGTTGCTAATATGGTTTTTTAAGTCAACTTTTTCGGATTCGTATGAATAGGAAATATCGTTGACATATAATCCGGTGGCGGTCGCTTCGCTAAAAGCTCCAAACTGGGCAGTTGAAAAATTCTTGGCAGACATATTATTATATAGTTGATTTATATTGTTAGAATAAAAATGTAAAGCTCAATCATCGCAGACAATAGTCTGATTTGACCACGTAGATGTTCTTTTCGCATCTTGACCATCTGTTACTGGTGAAGACGTGTAAACCCTAAAACAAACTAGACCATTTCGAGAGTTTAACCATGCTTCTGCATTGCAATTGTTTACAATAGAATCCAGAGCGGTTCTTAGAGTGTTATGTGCTTGCTCGCTTGTTGCATCCTCGGCGTCATAACCAATCACAGATTCTAAGCATGTTTCAACCATAATGTTAAAAACATTAGAGTCAACAATGCCGCCAGCTTCATGCCTTGTAACGCTAGCTTCTCTGATGACCATACTAGGATAAGTAATCATCTCTTCAGTGTCTCTTATGCGTATCTGGAGTCCAGCTAGAGGCGTGTCTTCTGTGTTGGCTATGATATAAGATAACCATTCTTTCCAGCCTTTTAGAGTTTTATCTGTAATTGTCATCGTCTATTGAGTCTTCCTTGTAATCTTCTTTCATATTCACGAATCATCATCACACCTCCATCATGAACGGCTGATTGCATTGCCCCTGATTTGATTACGTTAGAATTTCCAGCGTGCCTTGCGTGGTTGTTAAGAATTCCAACAGGTTCCCAAGTGCTAGCCGTTGCGGTTGCTGACCCTAGATTAGAATGTTTGTGAGCGTATGATAGAAAGTTTTTACCAATAGTAATCCTTTTAGACCTTGGAAATGCCTCGCCAATCTGCTTTCCTGCTCCAATCCATCCTCCTTTAGCTTTACCTGCCCGCTTGATTCTTGCCTTCATCGCAGATTTAAAAACAGCGTCGGTGGTAACTATCCAAGACGTCGCGGGTTTCTCTATCACATGCTGCTTACGCCCGCCTCTGCTAGCGTCCAAAAATAGATTCACGCCCGCCGCCGTTGTAACGTTTTGATATGGCTGAATCATGATTCTTTGACCACCGTGCATAAAGAAAGGAAGCTTTTTTTTCATCACCCTCCTAGCAAGATCTCCTCTAACAATCATGATATTCTTGTGCGCATCTTTGAAAATCGCCTTCTCTTGAGAAATTCTCGCTTCTTGGCCTGATCCAAAAGCCTGCGTTTCAACAGCCAGCCTTCTAGCCGTCGCCACGCCCCAACGAGCAACGCCTGTTTGATTGGCGTCACCAAACAAACTAGTCATGTGAACGATTTGAGCCGTGAGGGCTCGCTGGTCTATTGATAACTCAATCATGTGGATTTATCTGGATCGACTAGCCCGATTCTAGTGAAAAACTGACCTTTCTGAATGGATTTTACCCGCCATTTCTCATCTCTAATCGTTGCGATCAATCCAAAGTATTCAGTGGCCCTCTTTGGGTAAGCAGCTATAAATATATCAGTATCAACAACAAAATCAAATAGCCCGAACTGCTCGAACCCTTCACAGTATTCTCGCGTTTCGTCTGATTGCCCTGAGATCCCGTAAATAATCGCCCCGCCTGATATAGTTAGACTTACTTGTCCAATCACTTCTTGAGCTGGTAGAGAGACGGATTTGATAAAATCTGATAGAATACTCATAGCGTTTAAAAGGAAAAGCCCCCATTTGCTCGGCTGGGTAAACCTAACAAATGAGGGCTACTTATGCCAAACAAAAATCAACCCATCAAGATGGCGATATGCTCCGGCTTGATAACAGTTACGCCCCAAGCGGCAGAGATTTCATATCTAACTTGACGATATTGGCGATAAAGTGCGACTTCAAGGCTGATACCGCTGCGGCTATCAGTGATGGTTTGACGATCTTCTGCCATGTCCCCACCAGCAGGGAGAGCAGGTAGGCGGGTGGCGAGGATGATAGCGTTGCGGCTAAAACCAACGTTGCGAGTCGATGCGGCAACAACCGCAACGGCGGTGTTGTCAGCAGCAGCGGCACGAAGTCCGGGAGCGGCAATTGTGATGGATCCTGGAGCTGCAACACCAGTGACAACAACATAGCTGTTGCCGCTAATGGTGATAATATCACCAGCAAGCACTGTGCCTGTTCCTGTTTTGAGCGTGATCGTTGTCGCGCCTGCTGCGGTTGCTCCGCTCACCTGATAGCCTGTGCCTGTTCCTGCTGCGATAGCTTTCACAGCGCCGGATTCTTTGATAGAGAGGCCGTTGAGATCAAGGATTTGACCGTCGCGAAGAGTCATCGTGGAAGCGGCTTCATTGGCTCGTGTGAGTTGTTGAAGGCTCCGTAGTTTGGAAGCGGCCAGACCGTCAACAATCAAGCTACGTGTTACCCATGGAGCACCGTTCTCGTTGAGAATTCGGGTGACTTCGGCAGACGCGGAAATATCGAGTGCGAATGGTGCAGTTCCTGCAGTTCCAACAGCACGTGAGCCGCCAAGATACGATGCATTGAAAAGGTCAATTTCCATCTGGTTAGTGAGCGAGCGGATTGCTTGCTCAACCTTGTCAGAAACAATGTTTCCATAATTTTGACCGAGTGCATACTCCTCCTCCGCGGTGAAGTAGAAATCACTCATTTTGTAATTGGTGATCGTGATTGCCTTATTCGAAAGCGCTTGGTCAGCAGCTTGTGGTGAAGTGGCGGCTGGAGTGATGTCTGCAATAGTAGCAGAAGGAGCGGCCCAAGAATAGAGTGTTTGGTTTTTCGCCACTCGGTCGGCTCGTGGATCACGAGTGACAGAGGAAACAAATCCTTGCTGTTCACGGGAAACAACGTCAAAACCCTCGATGAGAGTCGGTATCAAATTGGTTAGTGTATTAGGCATATATTTATATTATTAAATTTTATTGATCGATGAATTTTCCGCCAGTCTTAACAAACGCCAACCGATCCTTCGGCCCCATCGCGTTATATTCTGCCATGGTTTTAATATTATCAAGATTCTCAGTGATTGTCTGTTTGCCCATATTTACAGGTTTTGAGTGACCGTGTGAAGCCAACAGGCGGCTAGCAGCCAAGCCAATCTTCTCCTCGGTGATTTCAACTTGAGCAGTCAAGTTTGCAATCTCCGCTTTACTAGCAGAAAGCGATGCTTCCAACTCTGTTACTTTGTTTGATAGGTCCAGGGCTTCTTTCGCCTTAGCTTCCAACTCGGTAGAAAACTCATCTTTCGACGCATCAAGAACAGCCTCAAGTTCTACAAGCTTGTTTGTTAGTGCTTCAGAATCAGCTTTAAATTTTTCAAGGTCTGCTTTATAGCTGTCAACCTCATTGCGATTTTTAAAAAACATAGATGAATTGGTAATTATTTCTGATAGATTGTCAAGCGTAGTTTTCGCAGTTGGATTATAGATTTCATCAATAAATTTCAATTCCAATGCTCTAGAAGAATTTAGCCAAGTTTCATCTGCTAGCATCTTGTAAATATCATCAATAGGGATGCCAGTGCGATCTGAGTATATGTTAGCGATCTCAGCCGTCATTTCACGGCATAACTCGGCTACCTGCATAATCTCTTTGCTGGTGCCTCGAATCCCAGCAGAAACCTCGTGAATCATCATACGCCCGTTTTTAACCATGACGATTTTGTCGGCTGCCATAGCAACAACCGATCCCATCGATGCCGCCAGGTTATCAATAAATGCAGTTACAAAAACACCACGAGCGCGAAGCTCTGAAATTGCATTGTATAGTCGGCCACCATCAAAAACGCTCCCGCCTTGGCTGTTGATTTTGATTGTTAGGCTGTCGGCTGCATTGGTTGCGTCATTTGTAAGATCGCCCATATAGCCGCCAGCCTCTGCCGCTGATGCTCCATAAATCATGCCTATCTCCATTAGAATCTGGTCAATCGATTCTTTATTTACTCCATCATTCAAAGAGACTGATCCAGCCTTGTTTTCAATTTCAATCAGTTTCATCTTTTTCGGTGTTGGTTTCGGGTGTTTCTGCTTGCTCATCATTCTTATAAGCATCAATAGGCATTTCGTTAGGTGTTAGAAGCATATATTCACGGCGATCAATTTCGATACCGTATTTATTCTCCATTTCAATTCTATTCAATTCACGTTGCGCGATTTCCTCGCCGCGAATGATTAGCGTCTCTCTAAATGTGTTCCCTTCTTCTGCAATTAAATCAGACTGATTCAATACACCAGCACGGAATTTTTCAAGCCGTTCTTTCGATGTCCGTCCGTCATCAATTGTTAGTTTAGCGGGTTTTGTAAATCCCCATTTATACCAATCACTATTCCGAGGTAAAATCCCTTGATCGATAGCCCATGACAAAGCGTAGGTAACGCGCCATTTTGCAATCTTTTCAAGGATCGTTTGGCGATCTTCAACCGTGCGGCATGCTTTCCCGATGTCGTTTCTTTCTGCTGTCCCTTGTCCGGATGCTTTCCATACCATCGACACGGGCCACGAAATTCCAGTCAATGCCATTCTAACCTGGAGATCAAAAAACTCATGCCATGGATTGCCGGGCCTGAAATTCTGGTGCTGCGTGATTTTCTCACCAGCTCCTGCCACTGCATACATGATCCGCCCGCCGCTGTGATATTTCAAATCTAGCGATCCACAAGGTTGGCCCTCATAATCCGGTTCATTTGGATCTGGTCCACCTGCTATGTTTTCGACCGTATAATTCAGTGACGACATTGACAGCAAGTTCATCCGCTCCCATTCCTCCGACTGGAGGATGTCTTTAAGCCCGTTCAGCGAGTGAAAAAACGATGGCAATCCGCGTTTTTGTTCCGGCCAAAACTTGTCAAAACTATGTTTCACAAACTCTGCTTCAAGAAATTTTGAATGCTTGCCATCGCTATCACAAAACGAATATGCAACAGGTCGATCATTCTCACGAAGGTAAATAATTCCGTCCTCGTGGTAGTATTTCTTCGCGGAGTATTTCCCTTTGGGCAGTTGACCCTCTGGCAAGCCGCCTGAGTCGATGCGATGCGCTGGAATCACCTGGATCTGAGGATAACCATCTGCATCTGATGTTTTTAGCTCGAAAATCTCGCCGTCTCTATCAATCGAAAATGAATCTACAAATAAATCTGTCGAGAAATCCGAGTTTCCGCCTGATAGATTGCAATCTTCATACCACTCATTCACCAGCCAATCGGTAGCAGCTCGTCCCCAAGCCGCGCTTTTGCCTTTATAGACTGGCATCCATGCGTTTCCTACTGCATAGGTAGCTTTTTGATCGCTGGCCCCGATCATTACGGGCGAATTTAGATAAAGACTCCTAGAACTAGAGAGCAACATCCTACGGTCCCACCTTGGCACGGAATACCCAAGATCCCGCATATTCCATTGCTCCGACGGTCTATCACCTCCGCCCAGGTTCGCGGATCTAGCATTCTGCCGGGAGAATGCGTAGGGATGAACTTGATTGCCGTTTTGGTCTACGATCATAATTTTTCAATAAAAAACCGCAGTCACGGACTTAGAGCCAGCAGAATCTTTATCTAACATCACCATAAGTAAACTCAAAACGTTGAGTTGCTCTTGCGCTGAAATCGTGTTTTCTCCCTTAAACATCTGGTTGTTCACTGTTGAGCTAGTAATCCGCAACCCGCCATTTGGGGACGTTATAGAAGCACAAAGAGCTTTGTAGTTGTCGCGTTGTTGTTTAATCGCGACAGAATCCCCACGGATACACCGGAAAATCGCTGCGGCTTGGTCTCTTGGTGACATGATTTTTATTACTAACAGTATCTAGCTGGATTGTAAATACTAATCATTAACAGTTGCTTCAGGCTTAAATACTTTAAACATGATAGCCGCGCAAAGTTGCATTACCTCCGTGTCCCGCGCATGGTTAGCTCCATAGCGCTTCCATTTCTCAATCTCTCGCCCGCTGGTATCAATCGATCTAACAAGTTTTTCACCGTTCAATTGTTTAAGATAACTCGGCGGCGTGTCGTCGTATTTTTCCCATTTTGCGCCCAACCCACGAATCAAACGCTCCAAAATATATTGCAACGGCGTAGTTGCCATGAACCAGAAAACCGCTTGTTGCTTCTCTTTGCTCAAAATAAATCCTCGCTTAGAGAATAGCCTCCGCTCGTTATACCCTTTGCGCGGTCCTTGTGTAATAAGCCATTCCCAACCATCCTTCTTGTTACCATCTCCCTTGATACCCTGCCAGCCGTATTTAACAATATAACCAGCCATTAATTCTTGCTCGAACCCAATATCTAGAAACGTGTGCCTTGGTTCGACTCCATATCTCTCGCGGATAGCATCAACTTCTGAGGCTGTCGGAATATAAGCAAAATATAACAAGCGACTCTCACCACCACTTGTCCAAGCTCGGATATTAAGCCAAAAATGGTCTGCGCCTGCGTCAATCGTTGCAAACCTGATTTGCTCTTCATCAATTTTTCGCGCCTCTAAATAATCGCCCGCCGTGTATCCCGACAATGCAAGCGTGATCGTATCAATCGCCACTGAGTCAGTCCAACCGATAGCCCTGTCCTTCTGCATCCATTCTTTGATTTTCGTGTGATCGCCTATATTTTTATATTTATCGGCGAGCATCTTTTTTAGCACGTCATCTTTCCACGAACACCACCAGATCGCGCCACGGTCAACGTGAAATCCTTCATATCCTCTTTGGCCGTTAGGATCCACGCAGATATAACCATCATTTTCTTGCAACGAATCATGCAACTTTCGCCTGATTTCCGCCGTGTCTGCATACTCAGCGGAGCACGCAGGGCAAACTCGCCTCACTGTGTCGGCAGTTGCTTGTTCGTCTAACGTGCCATCCTCTCGATTCACATTATCAAAAATCAGTTGCTCGAATTTGTAAACGTGCGCCTCTCCGCAGCTCGAACAACGCCACCCAAAATCCCATTTGCGGCATTTGTCATGTTCAACATGGAGTTCGCTGGTTTTCCCGTTTTTGTCATCCTCATGAGCAATCTCTCCAGCCTGCGATGTTAGAACGAATTTCCTGTTTTCCCTGTTATGTGATCGCGCTAGCCAATCACCGACAAGACCGTGTTTCCACTGCCACGCCTCATCCCCTTGACCGTAGGAAATCGACTTCTCTTGAAAATTCGAGACATTCGCGCCACCCACAACCATAAACATGTGAGGCCAGACAATCGCATCTTTTCTGACTGAATTGCGTATGTTAGTAGGCCAAAGGTGATCCAGCGGTTTGCATCGTCTAGCGGCCTTTAAAAACCTAGTTTCACACCATAGCTCTGCATCTGAGTTTGTTTGTGATGCGTAGAGCACAGACCCAGGTGCCTCTGATACAATCCAGCAATTGATAGCCTCGAAGAACGTAGATTTTCCCGCACCTGTAGGCATGATGCAAACCATGTTTGTCGTCACATAATCAGCATAATGCCCCATAGGCTTCCTCCACCATCTAGTCTGTTTTGCATCGAACTTCTCGCCTCGCTCTGAGTTTTCCACACAAACATGAAGATTTGCCCAGTCAGCGGGATGCAACTCAGACGGTGCTTGGATGCTTTTTTTAAATGACTCGATCATTGTTTTACCTCCTCGTGGTTTAGCCAAAACTCATTACACCCAGCAGCAAACATGTTTTGCACCTCTCGAAGTTTCGATTTTGCAGTCGCTTTCGCCTCTGGCAATGGCAACCCATGGCAGACTGTCGGTATCTCTGATTCCATTTTGCGTAGTAATGCCGCCAATGCCAAAGCGATTTTTGACATGTTTTCAGCACATTCGGCACGAGAGATCACCTGATTCATTTCCCTGCGTAGCAGAAGAGCCCCTTTCAACCCATCAATCTGCACCTTGTATGTTCTAGCCTCATTTGCCGATAAATCAGGAGCCATTAGCCGCTCTTCTAACTGCTCCAGAGACAGCCTCGCTGCGGTGAGCTTCTCGTCACCTTCCATGTTGAGTCCTACCGCATTAGGATTTGGTTTTTGCAATGTAGCGAAATCAACAGCAATTCTTTCGAGCACCGTCTTCTCAGATGGGGTCCTACCGGGCGTGTCAGCATGCGGGATATTGTTCCTGTATTTGACCATCAAACTCATATCAGTGATGTCGAGCCCCGCTTTTTTTGCCGCCGAAATTTGAGAGGCATTGAGCCCTGTGAACTCCTGCACCTCTTTTGCCGTCGCTTTTCTTTTTTCTTTCATTTATAAAACTTTTTAAAATTTTTAAAGGTTTGATGCAACATTTTTTAAAATTCCATGGTTTGCAGCTTGGTTTGTCTACTTTTTTTAAAAAATTCCTAGGTAATCCCCGGAAGTTATTGACT